AGAAGACTCGATTATGGGGCCTGTTTTTGAACATCCCGAAGTGATACAGCGTGCTGGCGGTCTCTCAGGGCTGGAAGCCTGGCTATTGCGTGAAACCGGCTGCCAGTACCCGCATGCCAACTACCACCACCACGAAATGGTCACGATGCGGCATGAGCCCGGCGCGCTGCGACTGTGCTGGTCCTGTGACAATAAGGTGCGAGACCACTTCACTGACGAACTGGCGGGCATTGCGCGGGCAAACCTGGTAGCCCGGGTATTGTCGGTGGTTCGGCGCGGCCTGGGATTCGATGATTCCCACGCGGTAACTCTGCCGGAGCTGTGCTGGTGGCTGACGTTTAACTCGCTGGCACACGTGATCCCGGAGTCAGTCGCGCGCCAGGCGATGCGTATGCCGCCGCAGGTTATCCAGTCGGTAACGCGCGAAGCGGACATTATGCCTTCGGTCCCGGCCACCAGCATGATAGAGGAAGCAGTAAAACAGGTGCTGGCGCTGAAGGTCGATCCGGAGACGCCAGAGTCGTTCATGTTGCGACCGAAGCGCCGCCGCTGGCAGAACGAGAAATACACCCGCTGGGTGAAGTCGCAGCCGTGCGCGTGCTGTGGCAAAACAGCAGATGATCCCCACCACCTGATCGGATACGGCCAGGGCGGAATGGGGACCAAAGCCCATGACCTATTTGTGATACCGCTGTGCAGGGCGCATCACGATGAACTTCATGCGGATGTAAGGGCATTTGAAGCCAAATACGGCACGCAGCCGGAGCTGCTGCTGAAGACATTAGACCGGGTGCTTGCCATTGGCGCGCTGGCGTAGACGGAGTGGAGACCGCGATGAATCTGGAATCATTACCAAAATACTATTCACCTAAATCACCGAAACTGAATGACGAAACACCCGCCACCGGCGGTGACGCGTTAACCATTACCGATGTTATGGCAGCCCAGGGCATGGTGCAGACCGAGGCCCCGTTAGGGTTTAACCTGTTCCTGGCGAAGATGGGTATTCAGGATCCACAGCCAGCTATCGAAGGGTTGATGAATTACGCGCTGGCGTCAAAAAACCCGGTATTGAATAGGCTAAACGAGCCAACGCGCCGTGAGATCGTCAGTTGTCTGGTCAGGTTTGCCTACGCAGACTATTCACGTTCGGCGGCAAGTAAATCGACTTGTCCTCAATGCGAAGGAGTGGGCCAGATCTCCATTGAGGGTGTGACACGAAAAGTTACCTACCCCTGGGGGAAAGCGCCTTACTGGGCCAGCAAATCCCGCGCCGTTCGTCCATCTGACTGGGAGTGTTGGACAGAGGTTAAAAGCATCGAGAAGGTTAAATGCGATTATTGCAACGGGAAAGGGGAGGTCAGCACCGCCTGCCGTGGGTGTAAAGGTAAAGGTACCGTGATCGATGAAAAACGTACCAAACTGCTGGGCGTGCCCGCGCAAAAGGTCTGCGGTCGCTGTAATGGTCACCGCTTCAGCCGCGTTCCCACCAGCCTTGCCCGGGCAGTTGTAGAGCATCTAGTGCCAGATCTGACTAAGTACCAGTGGTACAGCGGCTATGCCGATATCATTGATAAGTTGGTTACAAAGTGCTGGCAGGAAGAGGCTTACGCCGAGAGACTTTTGCGGAAAGTCACAAGATAGAAGCATTTTTGCGAATTATCGAGGTGTAATGCTTGCTAAATTCGGAAAATCTGGTTAGGATTTTTCCAACGATGGGCATTGTATGTTCACCGTTTCATCTTAAACGCTACGCAAGACGTGTAGTTCTTTTTAAGGAACTCGTCATGAATAGTGTAAAACAAACTCCAATAGTAACGCGTAAAGCCTTAGCCTTTGATTCTCGATTCCCTTTTCAAGAAATCGTACTGATTCTTGAACGGCTTAAAAGCAACGAAGATGATCGCCTTTCTTTTGTGAAAATTATTGATACCCGATCCGGTAAGTTTACTTATAGGTATTGGCCTAATGCTTACTACGATAGTTTTCCTGAGAAAAATAGCGTATTAGCTAAACATTCTCGAATCATGCTTCCTTGGGAACTGAAGTATTAAGTGTAAGTAATTTATTTATTCAACGTGTCGAATGCTCATCCCGCTTTAAAAAAAGTAACAATCTACAAGGCTCACTTCGGTGGGCCTTTTTTATTTCCCCTCACTCCTGAGAGGACTCACCACTAACGAGGGGGCGTAATGTCCGAACCTTTTTCCGGTACCGTAGCCGCCGGTAGCGCGCTGACCGGCGCCAGCATTTATGGACTGCTTACCGGCACGGATTACGGCGTGGTGTTCGGCGCGTTTGCCGGGGCGGTGTTCTATGTGGCCACCGCTGCCGACCTGACGATTTTTCGCCGTTCCGCGTATTTCGTCGTGTCATATTTTGCTGGCGTCTATGGCTCCGGGCTGGTGGGTTCGTGGCTGGCAAAAATGACGGGCTACGCAGACAAGCCACTGGATGCGCTCGGCGCTGTGATTTTGTCTGCCGTGGCAATCAAGACGCTGACGTTTTTCAGTGAACAGGACCCGCTAAAGCTGCTCGCACGCTGGAGAGGGGGAACCAATGGTAACTAACGATCCGCTGGTGCTGACCAATGTGGTGGCCTGTGCCGCTATTGTTCTGCGCCTGATGATGTTCCGTAAGCCTGGCGGGCGACATAACCCGTGGGCTTCATGGCTGGCCTATCTGATTATCCTGGCGTATGCATCGGTGCCGTTCCGGTATCTGTTTGACTCCTACCTGCATACCCACTGGGCAACCGTGACAATCAACCTGATTATCTGCGCCGCCGTGTTCAGGGCACGGGGGAATGTGGCGCGGCTCTTCTATGTCCTGAGGTCTGAATGAAACAATCACAATTTCAGCTGGCGGCTGGTATAAGCGCCGGATTAGCTGCGCGCTGGTTTCCACATTTTGATGCCGCCATGAAAGAATTCAGTATCACTGCACCGACTGACCAGGCGATGTTCATCGCGCAGACCGGGCATGAATCCGTTGGCTTCACCCGGCTGGTAGAAAGCATGAATTACAGCGCGGCAGGCCTGGCGGA